TAAAATCACTCATAATAAAATTCAATCGTTTTCAATTCAACTATCTTCAAACTGAGAATAAGCCTTGTCAAAGATTTCGTCAAGAATAGCACTACATTCCCAATATTCTACACTATCATGAAGACATTTTTCGATTTGATATCTTCTAATCGCAGTAGAAATGAGTTTCCACTGATCTTCTCTGAATTCCATACTACTCCCCAATAGAGTGAATAACTGGTTTCTCATGTGCTAGTATAGCATAAAGTTGCTGATTCATGCCAGCAGAAACTGGAATAAATTCCGTCTCAACATCAAAGTCATCATCACGAATTGCTTGATTAATCACAATAGATCCTTCCTCACCAGAATATGAACGATGATATGTCATCTTCGGAATAATCAAAGCACCAGAACTACGATTCAGATGCACAACGTGATATGGAAACTTCCAATCTGGATTAACCAATTCAAATGTACGAACACCAGATAGAACGCGATTGTGATCTACTTGGTGTTTGTGAATATAAAATTGCTTAGCACCGACAACATCATCAGGAGGAGAGATAGCAGCGCCACTATGCACAACAAGATCTTGAGCATTTGATGACTCCACGGAAATGTCGTAGAAAATTACAGAATCGGTTTCACGAAAAACTCTATGCTTCTTAAAATGAACTTCGCTCATTTTACTTTTTCGTATTATATTATCTATACCCAATCTGGTTTTCTTTCAGGAATTCGTAAATAATTCTTTGCAACCCAGGGTTTAGAAGCAATATACATTTTGTAGGCAGTGAATGTATCAATGCTATCATCAAACTTATATTCCTCTGGCATTGCTCGTGCAAAGGGAGTAAGTTTTGTTTTATTTGTTGGGTCTAATGGAAATAGTTTATTTGCATACGCAAGGGTATGTAAGCACGAATGAATTTTTGCATACCTATTGGAATATTCTTCACACAGTGCTAGTCCATGTCGAATTAACCAACGTGCATTTGCTTGTGTTTCATTTGCCCATATGGTGCAAGGATGATTGCGAAAAGCACCTTTCTCCGTAGCATAAGGTGTACCATCTGCTTTGGGGAGCGTACCATATCCATGTCCCCATTTTTCAGATGCAACAATAGAAAGCATTTGGCAGCATTCTAATGGCATTTTAACAATGTGTTTATCTGGAAGGACCCTAGCAGATTCTTTTGGATCAAGAGAAGTCGCAAAAATGTTCATAGCGAAAGTTGGATAATCTTTGAGGCATCAATGACTGAGAAAAATGATTCTAGAATCACAATGTCCCAGGTTTTAATCTTGATTGCAAATGGTATCATAACAAGATTACCGATCAAACGAATCGTGCAACCAAGTCGGATATCCACATAAAGAAGTACAAAATAACCACAAATAAGTAAAACACTACCCCAAATCCTTAATGTGTTTGCGTTCATTCCAAAGGTCTAGTAAACTCATTAGAAACAATGTCTTTGGCATCCATTGCTTCATACATGTATGTTACACCAGCACGAGGGATTGTGTGGTCACCGCATGTAAAAACGTCACAAACTGCCATACCCATTTCTGGCCAAGTATGAATACTAATATGAGACTCTGCAAGAAGAGCAAAGGCAGTTACTCCCTGTGGATCAAATTTATGTGATGAAACATCTAGCAGTGTACTTTTACAAAGGTGTGCTGCTTTTACAAGCACATTTCGAATGTGTGACTCATCATCTAAAAGTTGATGGGGACATGATTTGAGTGTAAAAAGAATATGTTTCATCAATTAAAAACAAAATTTTCGTATATAGTTTGATACCCTTTGTGGTTTATCTTCAAGATAATATGCTTCTTGCTCCAAGAGCACACGACTTCCAGCATATGTAGTTGAATTTCTCACATCTTTCCACTTTTCTGGAGAAAGATACATCTCATCTTGCGATAATCCAATTGCTGTTCTAATACCAAAAGATTTTTTTCTTCGACATTCATGAACAGCATGAACAGATTCATGGTATACAGTCTCATTTACATAGGTATATGGATCATATCCAAGATTCACAATATTCTTTGTGCAAACATAAAGACTATGCGGTGGCTTGAAATATCCAAAGATTTTTCCAGAAAGACAAGGTCCTTTGTTTTCATAAACATAAAACTTGGCGGAAATCAAATCATTCAATATTTGATTTCCAACTGGAGTAAGAAAAAGAAGAAAGTCCATTAACCAAAACTAGAATCAGGTTCCAGAGCAATGTAGTATGTAAGATTATATTTGGTATTTGTAAATTGCGAGAGAAGTTTCTTAGAAACTACAACATCATATGCACCAGGAATAATCTTGATGTTCTCAACCTTAAAGTTGAAAACAAATTGTTCATCAGTTTCACCAACAATAAACTCATCACCATGAGAGGTGTCGTTCTTTTTATCACGAACAACCAATTTGACAACACCATTCTCACCAATAACGGAAAGATCAGGAACTTGATAAACTGCTGCTGCTTTTAGAACATCAGAGAGTGTCGATGAATCCAATTTGAAACAAACATCTTTACTGGGAAGTTGAATGTCCTTATCTGGGGGAGCGATAATAACATTTGGATCAGCATAAAAATACTTCCCACGACGCTTATCACCATCACGATAGGAAAGATAACTCTCATTCTTGAAATCAAGATCTGGGTTATTGCTGTAACTGCTGAGAATATTCAAAAATTGATTCAAATCATAGATAGCAAAATCACGAGGAAACTCTTCTGTGATATCTGCTTCGGCAAGAATGTTCTTGGCGACAGAAATAGTACGAAGACGATTACCCTCTTTCACAAGGATGGAGTTGTTGATACCCGCAAAGTTCTTCAGAATGGTCAGGGTATTGTCAGAGAGTTTCATGTTATTCATTGAGGGTAGGTTTCACGTTGTGCATTCTTATCGTTGAAATGCATTAGAAGCACAGCATAGTGCAGGATCTTCATGATATCACGACGTGCGGTGCCTTTCTTATCATAACGAGAGGCGTACTTGAGAATATTGCTGCGGCAGAAGGATTCACCATCACCACAAGCTTCAATCAGATCAAGTGTTTGAATTTTATCATCACCAGCAGAGTAGTGCTGGTTGTATGTTGCAGAAATATAATCGGTCAGTTCTTTGAGGATACGATCCTCACTGTACTTGTATCGACGGTCAGTTTTTTCAGGCATGTTTAAGTTAAAAGTAATAACGTCATCACCAAGTCCACCCTTTACGTGGGATCCAGTGAAAGAAATGTGGTCTTCACCAGCAGCAAACCAGTTAGAAGAAACTGGTCCAGCAGCAACCACATCACTGCTGAAATTAATAGTGTCTGGGGAGGCAGGTGCCCCCAACATGAGAAAGTCATTCTCAGAATAAGGATACTCGTCCATTTTTAGTTCATCATAAAGTAAAGACCAGGAATTAACCATAACAGAAAAGAAAATCGTTTACAAGAGATTCTGCTTTTTCTTTGCCAAACTTGTTGGAAAGATATCCACTTACAGGGTCTAACTTCTTCATATAAGAATCGAAGTCACAATAGGTGGAAAAATCAGTTCCCGTAGGTTGATAACATTCTAGCATATCCTTGTAGGCAGTCAAGTATTTTTTGAATGTATCAAGATGATCATTCACTTCCGACATAGTGCATTTTGCAACATAAACATTTTCGGAGAAGTGGTTACCAGGTTCAAAGAAACGGAAAGTCCCCTCTGCCTTAGGTAGATCTGGATGAGAAAACAGATAGTTCTCAACGGGATGTTGAAAGTCAAATACAATGATGACTTTCTTATCAAAGAAACCCATCAAGTCCATCCCAAAGCAAGGAAGATTGCTACCAGTTCTGGGATAGATGATGTTGTTGTAGATGCAGGACTTGTTGTCCCATATCTCAACTTCTCTAGATTTAAGAATCTGATTATTAACGTAAATCTTAGCAGAGAGGGAAGTATTATTCTCTTCCCAATCTGCCCAATTACAATCTACTTCTAAATCAGGAAAGGTTTCAGAAAGGAGCTTCTTGTAGTCCTTCCACAGGGAGTTGGAAGTCGGCATCAACTTTGTCATACAGTTCAAGGAATGCTTGTTTGGTTTCATCATCAAATCGATTCACACACACTTGGATTGCCTTTGCCTTGTCTTGGAAAATGCTATAAGCGCGGATGATGTGAACCAGGCGGCGAGTGCTGATGATTTCCTCAATACCACCATCGTAGAAGGTCTTACGGATGATATCTGCCCAGTCCACCAGGCGCTTGCAGAAATCGCGGTCTTCCACACCAAGATCCAGAGCGACACCTTCCAGGATCTTCTGCTCGGTTGCAGGAGTAGGATAAGATTGCTCAAAGGTCACAGGGAAGCGTTCTAGGAATGCCTCGTTAAGAACATTAGTGCCGATGAAACGCCCATCATCAGAA